TAACAGTTCTTTTGGCACGCGCCGCGAGTATTGTGAATCATTTATACTTATTATACAATATTTATTGCCCATATAGACCACAAGATCATCGTCTGTTATATAATTGCCCAATGTAAATCCTATTTCTTTTAATTTCCTGGCTTTAACCACTTTGCCCATTGATGCGTGCACTTCATAACTTCCGAAAAGGCCGTATGTACGGCTTTAGTCGTGGGTCAATATATAATTGTGGATTATATCCTAGCGACATACGCATCCCTCCTTCTTTTTTTAATGAGCTGGTGGAGGTGGTGGGAATCGAACCCACGTCCTAGCCAGCACCTGCGAGTTGCCAGTGTTTCGCCGGCCAGTCGAAACCATTCACCCCCACAAAAAAATGGGGCATCATGATATGCCCCAAATTCAATCTATTTCATCGCAACTATTTTACCACCATGCTGCTTTATACAACCGACAAAATCGTACATACCTTCGGTTGTAAGCACGACTATAAGTTTGGACATTACTTTTCTATCCATCTCAAACGCATTATCATACCCATCAGTTAGCACAACTATGGCATCGTATTTTGCTGTATCTTTTCCGAGTTGATTCAACGCCCTGCTCAAACTAGTGCCACCACCGCCAACAATTTGGTCGACGTGTTTGAGCTCCTTGGCTTTAAATCTTCCAGTTATTCCATAGTCATAAGTTACAACATCTACTTCTCCGCCAGCGTTCTTAACTATTGAATCGACCTCGCCCAAGAACTGGCTTAACATTTCATTATTAATTGAGCCAGAAACATCGAGCATGGCCAGAACGTTGGCACGAAACTTTTTCTTTTTACCTTCTAAATCATCAAATCTTCTATTAGGTCGCAGCCAAGTATAGCTGAAATCATATGTTAGCTGTCGACCTAACGTGTTTCTTAAAACCTTCTTCCAATTAATTTTTGGCTTCCTTGAGTCTAGAACTTTTCTAAACTCATTACCCAATACTTTCCCTATCATCTGTTGGAAGCCAGAATCATTGATTACTTGGTCTATAAGTTGATTCATTGCCTCATCTGCTGCTTGGTCTTCTGCACCATCGTCCTGAACAATTGGTGTATCGCCAAGCAGTGGATTAACTTTGCCGTTGCTTTGTGATTCTTGTTCTTTTTCATTGTCTTGCTCACCAGCGCCTTGTGCATCATTTTGTTCGGCTTGCTTATCAGAAGCTTGACCTTGTGCGTCTTTTTTCTCGGCTTGTTCATCAGAAGGCTGGCCTTGACCACTTTGACCCTGTTCATCAGAATCTTGTGGCTGATCACCCTTCTGGCTTTGTTGTTCTTGCTGGTCTAGACGTTCTTTAACTTTTTGCTTGAACCATTGCTGCACTTTTTCTTGCTCTTTGGTCTTTTTGTAGTTTGGATCTTCGAGCAACATCTGATACAGTTCCTCCCAGGTATAATTATTCAGTTTTCGAGAACCCTTTATCATTGTAACACCTGGAACGTTCATTTTGCCAGTCTCGACCATATAGAACTCCTCGGCCGTGACTGTTTTAACACCTAAAGCTTTGAATTCATCTATGCCAAGATTTATAAGCGAATCCTGGCATACATTAGCTAGGCTATGATCTATTTGCTTGCCAACATTGATCAGATGTTTGAAGATCACATGCATGGTCTCATGTTTGATCAGTCCCCTTAGGAATGCCGTAAAAGCTTTATACTCGGCATCCTCTTGGGTTTCATCCGACAATGGCTTCAGCGTCTCATTAGGCACCATTTCCTTGAAAAGTTCATACGCCATTACCGGCGATATGTGGATAACGAACTTGTGAATTTGTTTATTAAACTCCACATACGCAGGGTGTGTTGCTTGTGTGGTAAGTTTCATTCTATCTAGGATGAGTCCGTACCACACCTCGGACTCAAACGAACCTGTGAATCTATTCTTTATTATTCCAAATCCTTGGGCGTCAGTAAGCGCCTTATTTATTAACTCCTTAGTAAGCGCCATCATTTCCCACCTCCTGTTACTCCTTTAATAAATTCACCAAACCCTCCGGATCTTTTAATCATATCATGGAGGAGAGCTGTGAATTCTTTTGACTTTTCTTTGAGCATTACAAGACCGTTGAACACATCCCCAGACGATTTGTCTATGAGTTGTCTGAGAATGGACATCTGTTCCTCTGCCGTATAGCCTTCAAGAAGAACCTTAACGGCATTTGAGCACTTTGCTGCATCTATTTCTTTCCGTGCTATTTTAATTGCGAGACTTTCGAAAACTTGTATTTTCTCCAAACTATCTGCTTTCCTCGCAGCTTCAACATCGCCTTTTAATAAGCTGTCAAGGCTGAATTTCATATTCTTTTCTACAGTCCTGATAAGCTCGACGATTTGAGCACTCTTCGTACCCAAAATGCCTCGAGCGATTTCGTACAAATATTTACTTGCAAAGCCTTCATCCATTGCACTATATAATTTTGTAAGTCTCTCAAATGCTCTTGGCGTTATTGATAGTTCTGGCAATTCAAATTCTCCAGCCATTTGGATGTCAATCCCGTGTTCATCCATTTGTTGAACAACTTGAGTCATTATGTTGCCAGCTTTATACTCTTTCGATGCTAAATATTCCATAAAATCTTTTGTATTACTTACCGCTTTAATCCACACAAATCTATCTAAAAATGCTGCATCTTCAAGATCGTCAACTGAATAATCCTCGGTCGAAGGATTCATTGCAGCGACAATCCAAACACCGTCAGGGAGCACATGATTATTGATTCTGCGGTCAAGAATCAATTGCATGACCGCATGTCTGACCGATTCATGTGCCCTATTTATTTCATCCAAAAACAAGATGGAATTCCCATCTTCTGGAAACCAATCTGGTTTCAAGTATATAGTTCTGTTTGCTGCTGGGTCTTTAACCGGAAGTCCAAGAAGGTCACCTGGTTCCATTTGACTTAACATCAGTATATGAAGCTTGCGACCTGTGTCGATCGCAAGTTGCTTTATCGATTCAGTTTTTCCTATGCCTGCATGTCCAACAAGCATAGGGACTTCGCCGTTAGAACATATAAATCTTACAACGTTTTTAACTTCGCTTATTCTCATAATCCCCCTCCTATTTTTTTGTTGAGCTCGGCCCACCCGAACCCAACTATATTTTGCTTTCGTACAATACTTTTAAATCACGGATAGTAATTGGTATTTCTGACACCGCGGATATTAGTCCAACTCTTTTATCCATGGTGTTAACGAATATGTGCGTGCATTCGTACGTAGTAACTGAAAACATTGGTACAAAATTACTCTGCTGGTCGTGGTTGATGAGTTTAGGAACAGTATACTTCTCATCAAACCTTCCATCAACAGTTACTACTGAAGGGAGCGATTCAAAACTCCCATCAGAGTGGAATCTAACTACTCTATTTTGCCAGCCGTTTTTTGTTTCCAAACTAAGCAGATATGTGATACTGGCAATTGATTCACTATTTGATTCTACTTTAAGTACATAGGCCATTACTCGACTGGCACCAATCTTATCAGCAATACAAGCCGCAACCAAATTGGCAAGTATACTGAATTCAGTTGTCCCAGTTTTAATATATTTCTTATTACTTTGACTCCCAATCTCTATTTGTAGACTTGCAAACCACACTTCAATTGGAATAACTGGCCAATTGGCTAATGTAACATGTAAGCCATAATCCGCAGTTATCCAATTGAAAAACGATGCATCGGCCAGGTACGCTAAATTAATGTATCTAGCCAAATCTGTTAAATCTATTTTAACCTTTCTCACATCACACCCCTCCTTTGCTAGTTTGCCGACATAACTTACGAACTGCTTGCCTTGCAAGTATGTCGACTTCACGATTGTACTTATTACCCGCATGGCCACGCACGTGCTCAACTTTAAATGGTATTTTGAATGCTTCCAGTTCTTTGACAAAGCGGGCAACTTCCCAGTTTTTGGGCCGTGCTTCACCGTTGATGAGATGGACTATAACCTCATAATCGGTGTACACCGTGATGCTAGAAGCCCCATACTCCTGGGCCAATTTTATTGCTCTGTAGCATGCCTCAAGTTCACAAGAAACATTACTTAGTTCATGAAACTTGCGACATGCATTAACCTCAACAATTGCTGGCTTTTGAAACTCCGTCTGATCATTGGTCTCGGGCCTTAATGTCACTGCATACGCATAGTTACCCTCAGAATATGAGCCATCAACGTATGCAATTACATGCTTACCAGCAATTGCCTGTGGATCTCGCACCCTCAGATTTTTTATGCTCATCTCATTCACGAAACCTACGCAAGGAAGCCCCTGCCTTTAGGCACGGGGAGGAATTGCACCTTACGCAAGTTCCATTTCCTCCCTTCTGTAAGAATATCCATCAAATCTCTGAATGACTTGGACATATCTATAATTTATTCCTTGTACGATACGCTTTCCGTCCTTGCCTTTAATATCGAAACTTCCAGTCTTTCTACATGCGACTTCGCCAAACCAAACGCCTTGATATTTTCCTCTTGGAACAATAGCCTTAACCATATCGCCTGTTTGAAAACCAAAGAAGAATTTTTGTCTTGCAAGATAACCTCTTGGAAATCCATATCTATCTAGGTTTGTGCGTGAACGACTACCACGCCCTTTTGCTTTAATGAATAACACTTCTTTTGTTTTGAAGTACAAGTGGTTTGGCGTGCTTTCTCCCACGCAACAAGCGTCAAAATAGTGAGTTTTAGGTAGCCCTAATCGTATTCGATTCATCTTGGTTCTCGCACCTGTTCCACACTCTACTTCGCATCCACTCTGTTTTAACCCTTCATACACTTTCCATCGAGTGGCATTCACTACACTTGCGTCTTTTAGCGTTTTTTTTACCATTTCTTGAATATGTGGATATCCGAATTCTTCTGCTGTCTTGTTTCCTTTGCGCTGATTACAGTCATGACAGGCAAGACATAGGTTATCCACTCGGTCTGTTCCACCTCTCGATTTTGGAATGATATGATCCACTTCAAGTGGAACATTTTCTTTTCCACAATAACAACACTTCCGCCCAAACTTTTCAAGTAAATACTCCCGTACTTCATATCCTTGTAGCGTGCCTTGTTGATACTCTACACCATTGATTTCAGGATTTCGCATGAGTTGCGTGTCGAATTTGGCATTTTCGTATGATATATGCTCGATGGGACATAACTTCTTCAAGCGGTTAACCCATGTTTGGATATTTTGCACACGACTCTCTAACGATGGTGGCAACCACCCGTCTTTTCTCCTACGATTAAGAAAGCGTGGTTTTCTGTATCTTGTTTTTCGATTTCGTCTTGCTCGACGAAAAGCACGCCTTTTATCTATTCTTTCTTTGATGTCTGTGCGATGGTCAAGTTGTGCAAGCCACAACACTTCTTCTCCTCGCACAATCGCTAATCCTGTATGCCTGCTTCCATAGTCGATTTTGAGCCGATATGTTGCTTTAATTTCTGATTCGTCTACTGATTTTTTCAAGATGATGGTAAATGGAAATTGCCTGTAAATCGCCGCCTTCCCTTGTTTCAACAGCTTTCTTGCAACTGCTTCGTGACAAGGATCAAGCGGACGCTTGTTTGTGTCTAACACAAAAACCATAGGGTTTCCCCCTTTCCTCTGCATAAAGCAGGTAATGTTCTCCTCGACCATGTTATAGATGCTTGTTATGTGCAAAGCACTAGTGCTACCCACCACACTTGTTTAACCTTACACGACAGAGGGTAGGGCTGGAGAAGCACCCCACCGTGTCATGACATCTATAACGTAGGCTCTGTTTCAAGCCTTGGTCTGGTCAACATGGGGCTTGCAAGCCCATGACTTTAGTCATTGGGTTGTTGACCTCCTGATTATCAAAAAAACAGACGAAAAAAATATAGCCCCGTTAGGGGGGTGGTAGACCTATTAATTAACTTAACAGGTCTACCACCAATGCAACGATTATAACAAATATCAGAAATGCATTTATCATACAAACACCTCCTTTACAACCTGTAAAATCAGCTGGCATAATCTTAGAGTTTTCTTCAAGCATTGATATCACCTCACTTTTTAGAGTTGAATAACAGTAATAAAGGCCGGACAACGCCGGCCCTTGTAATTCGATGATAAACCTATTATTTATAAGCCTTACTATTATAGAGTAAACTATCAATAACTGTAGATGCACCTTTAAGGTCGAATACGTAATATACAGTTCCATACGCCATGAAATTTAACTCAATTAGCATCGTTGTTGAATTCCTTATCTTATTAATTACAAAATCATGATTTGTAAACATAAGTGGAGCACTATAAGTAAACTTAGCCATTTCCACTCTTTCAACTTTATCATCCCACATCACCCATGTGTTAAAAAATAGCATATCACCATAAAGAGTTCCTTTCATATTCAACAAGTCAACAAGTGGGAAAAATGTTATACTCGTGACTAAAGTGTTGTATTCATCATTGTAACTAATAAATATTGCTGCTTCTAATGGGCAATATTGACCAGTGTCTGCTGATACACCTAGCACATAATCAGAAACTATATACCAGCTTGTCTTACCAGTTTCGTTATCTTTGTAAGAACTTAACTTCCACTCACCAAACACCGCCGTTGTCAACAAACTTACCAAAACAACCGTCAAAAC